GAACAATTAGCCTTGCTATTGAAAAAGCAAGGAGCGCAAAAGAAGAACTATTACTATCTTTAGAAAATAATCGTAGTCCTTTAGAAAAGGATAACATTATGGAAAAGGTAAAACTAACAAGGCCAAAGGCTGAAAACTATAATAAAAAGAAGTATGAAGGAAAGCATAGCGGATTTGGATTAGGTCAAGAAGCCACAGGCGGAGATATTACTGAATTTAAAAAGTCTTTAGATGTAATTAAATACACAATTAGAGGCGAAGGTGGAGTAAGGGCAGATAAACAACAAATTAGAGATATTGAGTTGTTAATTAGGCAAGTTGAGAAAGACCTAGATGAATTACTTGATGGTCTTAAAGACGGTAGTATTGGTCAAAAAGAATTTCAAGAAGAATCTCAAAAACTAATTCGTGAATTTAATGTTGGTGGAATATTAAAACCTGCTCAAAGATTTAGATAGATGAGGGAATATAATGAATCTCTCTTCAATAGAGAAAGATAAGCAACCTTCGGAGGAAATCCTTAGACTCTTTGAAAAAACAAGAGTAGCCTATCTTTCTGCAAAAACAGACCCTACTGAATATGGGGGCCGTTGGCGCAATACTGTTGATAGTATTAGAGAATCTTATAATGAATCAGATGCGGCAGGTAAAGAATTAAAAGAACATATTGATGAAGACTTAATGGATGATAAAGAAATTAAGAATCCTTCTTCTGAACAAGCAAAGAAGTTATTTGAAGCAGTTAAACTTATTCGCTATTCATCTCACTTGGTCGATGACCCTTTTGCTAAAAGATTTACTGATAGCGTACTTGAAGAGTTACTAAGTAATCCCGAAAGTATGGTTAAATTTATTCATTATGCACTAAGGCATGACAAAAAAATCCTTAATCCTTCTATTTACGCTGTTAAAGGCATGGAACCTGACGATATTACAGTGGGTCTTTCCGGCCTTGACCTAGAATCGGAGGATATTGCCCTGTATATTATTGAGCATTACGGGGATGGAAAAGACTCAAAGAAGGTTGAATCTAAAGTAAAGGCTGGCATGGACATGTTAGAGTTATTAATTCTATCTAAGGAAGATGAAGAAGATTTAGAAGACTTAAAAGATATTGAAAAATCTAAGGCTAAAAAGTCTGAAACTGAAAAAGCCATCAGTGACTTCGTAATACCTAACAAACCTATGTATCGAATCTTTGAAATAGATGATATTAAAGAACTTAAAGGGTTTAGTGGTAATTGGTATATTCAAGAAAAATATGATGGTATGAGAATACAATTACATAAAATAGATAATAATATTAAAGTGTATTCTTATAATGAGAAAGACATTACTAGTAAGTGTAAGGATATAGTTTCTGAATTAAAGAAGAAACATTTCGGTGATTGTATATTAGATGCCGAATTGATTTTATTTGATGGGGAAGAACCCCTACATAGAGCAGATACTATTGCTCATGTGTTTAAAGGCAAATACAAAGATGCAGAATTAAAATGTCATGTATTTGATATTATTAGACACAATGACCAAAATATGACAGAAGAAGAATTAACTGAAAGAATGAAAACTTTGTTTAATAACTATTCTTCTCGTTCTTCTGAACATTTAGTTTTCCCCTCTAAGAAAGATACAAGAGAAGCAGATAGTATAAAAGACATTGAAGAGTATTCTAAGGCTATTATGGAAATGCCTACTTCCGAAGGAGTAGTCATTAAAGATGCTACATCAACTTATTACATTGGTACTAAAAAGAACCCTAAGTGGATTAAGTGGAAAAAGTTTGTAGACTTAGATGTAATAGTATTAGATAAGAAGAAAACTAAAAGTAATTTATATTCTTATACTGTTGGTATTGATATTGGCCCTACTGAAGAAGAAGGAAAATATATTAAAGAATTACAAGGTAAAAAATACATGAATGTAGGTAAGGCACTTAATACTAAAATATCTGTTGATGTAGGAGATATTGTTAGAGTTAAAGTTGATGAAGTTAAAAAATCTGGAGAAAGATTTACTTTGTATTCAGCAAAGGTAATAGAAATACCCGAAGTAACAATGCCAGATAAGTTAGTTACTTTAGAATTATTATCCAAAGATACTAAAAAGTCTTTAAATTATGATGTCGAAGCATTAAAGAAAGGAGTAGTCATAACTGACCATATTCACGGCGAAGCAACTATTATTATTAAATCTGACTTAGATGGGTTTACTATCTATGGATTTGAAGAAAATAATCTTATGTCTAAAAATGCTTTAAATGATTTAGATATGTGGAAATCTAAAGCAGAAGAAATAATGAAAACTAAACAAAGTAAACTAACTGTTAGTATATTTAATTACTTAAAAGAAAATGGAGCAA